GACCAACAGGACGAAAGATGTCCTTTTTCATACAGCCAGAGCCAGCGCAGGCGCAACCAGATCGCCAAGGTGATACGTCGCGCCCGCCAGGGCTGGGAGCGCGCGGTCGACGAGGCCGCGGCGCAGATATGGGCGGAGAGGGAGGCCGAGTGCGCTACCTAGCCTGGGCGTTCATCGCTGTCGCATTCGCCATCCCGGGCCGGTGGTGGTGGCTGTCGCGGCGCGGACAGCGGACAGTGCGGTGGCGGGTACACGGGGAAGAGTATGTGACGAGGAGGAAGTGATGGAAGACAGCAACTGGCAGATTCCGGGTACGATACTGACAACGACCGAGAACAAGAAAGAGAAGCCGCAATCGTTCTACTGGACAGGTGCGGCGCTGTCGTATGGCTTCTGGGCCGTCATACTTCAACGGCTCCTCAGCGAAAATGCATCGGGCTGGGCGCAGCTCGGCATGATGGCCCTTGCCGTTTTCTTTGGGGCGGGCGGTTGGATTGGCGTTGGTGCTGCGTTCGGTTTGGTTGTAGCATTGTGGGGGCGCAGCATCGGCGCGTGGTAGAGGAGGCACTATGGACGACGATATGGTTGAGGAATTCTTTCGGGGCAAAGAAACAAGCGGTTCAGAAGGGCTGGCCCTTCTTGCCCGTCTCTGCCGCGAATTCTACGAGCATCTTGTGGAACTAGGCTTTGAGCCGGCCCAAGCATTGGAACTGGTTAACACCTATATCGGAGTAATTTGCCGCGCGAAACCGTAAGGAGGCACCATGACTGAGCCGGGGCGAGCGGCTTGGCTATGTCCAGGATGTCATTTCCAGATCGGCTGGATAGACGAAAACAACAACCTCGTGATATGGCGCTGGCCCACGGGCGAGATTGTCCTGCGCTGTGGCACGTTCGTCTGTGGCTGCGGTTACGTCATCCATTGGATTGAGGCAAAGGTGCCAACTGGACTTGACAAGGATGCCGTACCTATGGTACAATGAAAGCACAGTGATACATCAATGACACGTAGCTGGCGGTAGGTCGGATAAAACCTTCGCCACACTGGAGATGAGCGCCCAGACCTGTTTCGCTTTCAAGCGACATAGATCTGAGGCGTTTTTGTTGTTTATAGGGAAGAGAACGAAGCGATGTACTAAGTGCGGCGAGGTGAAGCCGCTTGATGCATTTCATGTGAGAACGGCCAGCAAGGACGGTAGGACATCGGCTTGCAAAGAGTGTGAGCTGGCTCCATATCGCGCACAGAGCGTAGCATGGCAGCAGCGTGCGGAATTGGCCGCGAGAGGGATGAAACAGTGTGCCAAGTGCGGAAAGGCAAAGCCATTTGAGGAATTTCCAAGAGATGCTCGCAAGAAAGATGGTAGGCGGAGTCGGTGCAAGGCGTGTAGGGCCGAATATAGACGCCAGCACCCTGGGATGCCCGGTACTAGTAGAAGGCTATGCCGGAAATATGGAATCGCCCTGACCGAGTATGATGAGCTACTTGAAATGCAGGGCAATGGTTGCGCCATTTGCGGAATGTCGCCAGAAGAGAACGGCAGGCGATTAGCAGTTGATCACAATCATGAGACGGGCGAAGTGAGGGGGTTGCTATGTACCAACTGCAATTTGGGTATTGGCAGTTTTCGGGATGATCCCTCTCTCACTTCTAAGGCAACGGACTACCTTTTGCTAGAGCAAGAGGTATAGTCCACGGCGCTTTTTGTGTTTCTAGGCACCCCGCCAGGGATCGCATCCCTGGCCCAACGCCGCTGTGGGCGAAACTCGGCTACAGGCCGTGTGGTGGCAAACCCACCCTATACCCACCGGCGTTACGATAGGTAGTGGGCCGGCCCTGGTGCGCACCGAACTTGCCCGACGGGGCAGGGGGGCGGGCCGGCCCCAATAAAACCCGCGACTGGGAGGGCCGCCTGTGAAGCGACTCGTAGGGGCCTACTGCCCCTCCCGGTCGCCCCTTTGAGGAGGAGTATGCCATGCAAGGTCTCGATCTCGGCTTTGACCTGGGCAGCGTCGCCATCGGCGGCGTGCTCCTTATTCCCCTCATCATCGGCCTCGTAGAGTTCTTCAAGGGACAAGGACTAGACGGCAAGCGAAAGTTGATGCTTGCCGCATTTCTGCTTGGCGTTCTTGGCCTGGGCGTAGCCGGGGCGATAGAGGAGGGCCTGATTCCCGTTGCAGCATTGCCGTGGATTCGCGTCGCAATCTGGGCGCTTGCCGGCGGCGTTGCGGCATGTGCGGCAATGGGGCTGTACGACCTGAGCAAGAAGTTTCGGCCACAACCGTAGAATACAGCCGTGAGGGGCGCGCGGAACACTATGACACCACCAGACCAGGTATCGAATGATCGTGTATCGGTGCGCGAGTATCTCGAGCTGCGCTTCAACGCACTAGACAAACGACTAGACGAGATCCTGCCCGATCACGAGGATCGTATCCGCGCATTGGAGAAGCGCGAACCGTGGCGCTCATTGGCCGAGGCGGGCTCGGCCCTCGTTGCCGTGGCTGCCATAGCACTGGGCCTGAAACAGCCATAGATGGCTCACAAGCGGCGCAAAGCCCAGCGCCTGATTGTGGTCCTGCTGAGCGACACACATGCAGGGCACAAGCTGGGCCTGCTGAACCCGGAGACGGTGCTCATTGATGAGCATGGTGAGGCATATTCGCCCGGGCTGACGACTACGCAGCGCTACCTTTGGGAGCTGTATCAGGGGCACATTAACAGTGTTGCGGACCTGGCCGACAAGTCCCCGCTGATTCTAATACACAACGGGGACATCACGCAGGGCACGCGCTACCCGTCACACCTGACGTTGCCGCTCATCAGCGACCAGGTGATGGCCGGCGCTGAGAACCTTGCGCCGTGGTACGAGCACAAGGGCATCGACCTCCAGGCCGTGCGCATCATTGTCGGGACCGCAGCGCACGGCTGGGAAGGTGCAGCCGAGGCGCTGGTGTCAACGCGATTGTCCCAACGCTACCCGAAGATGGATACCAAGCCGCTGTACCACGCGCAGATTGCGTTAACTAGACAAAGAGGGCAAGTTGTCGACTGCGCGCATCACGGCCCGTTCCCTGGCGGACGGGCGTGGCTGATAGGAAACGGGCCGCGCTACTATCTCAAGAGCGCGATGATGGAGGAACTGATCGACGGCATCACGCCGCCGCGCGTCTACGCTCGGGCACACTATCACGTGTGGGTGCCTGAGACGGTGCGGATACGCCGCAATGGGCAGGATGTGATCAGCGACCTCGTGATCACGCCTAGCTACAGCGGCATTGACGATTACGTGCGCAGGGCCACGCGCAGCAAGCGCAAGATCGACCACGGGCTGGTGGTCCTCGTCTTTGAGGACGGGCTGCGCGAGATTGTGCCGCTGTATCAGGAGCTCGACATACGAACGCGGGAGGAGATGTGATTGACAAGGCCGCCATCATTGCCGAGATCGTCGAGCTGACAACCAAGCCGGTCATCGGCCCAGGGGACGTGACGGCGCACGAACTTGCCAATGCGATGGGCATTGATCCCGCCAGCGTGTTGCGGGTGATGGGGCGGCTGGTCCAGGCGGGCCAGTATGCCACCGCCCTTAAGCAGCATCCGGTGACGCATCACGAGCACCGAGTATTCTGGAAGGTTGAGGGGGTCTGATAGACGGATGTCGCCCGGCAGGGAGTAGTGGGTGGGCAAGAGGCGACTTAGCGTGCGCGTGGGCCGGGCGTCATCCATCTCTCCTCCTTTGTAGGCGTGCGGGGCGGGGACGGGTGGGCTCCTGAACCGCCCCCACGCTGAGGGAATCGTAGTGGGGCTAGGGTGCTAGGCCCGAAAAGCGGTATCCGCACCGCCTGCCCCACTTTGAACAGCGCGGAGTCACAGGCGGAGGTGACATGACAGACGTATTCGCACTTGAAAAACTGAATATCGCAAGGCAGGCGATTGCCGAGGCCAAGACGCTGCCTGACATCAAGCAACTGCTAGATACCTTCTCTATGATGGCGGAGTACGCCAAGCGACAGCGCTTTGAGCTAGAAATCCAGAATGACATCGCGGAATGCCGCATCTGGACGCGGCGCAAGCTGGGCGCGATGCTGAAGAAGATGCCGAAGAATACAGGCGCACAGGGCCATATTCAGGAACATCTATCAGGCGGTTCCAGGCCGGAACCGCCTGTAGACAATCCGCCAACGCTTGATGACCTTGGCATCTCAAAAGCGGAGTCTTCCCGCGTTCAGGCCGAGGTTGAGATACCCGAAAAAGTGGTGACAGAATATATGGAGGAGGCTAGGGATCGGCGGGAAGAAATCACCACGGTGGGATTGGAGCGCAAGGCCAAGGCGCTGGTATCCGACAAGCCAACCTATGATGGCGATGAGTGGCATACGCCTACCAAGTACATCAAGGCGGCGCGGGAAGTGATGGGCGACATCGAACTGGACCCGGCAACATGCGCAACAGCGCAAGAGAAGGTGCAGGCCAAGCACTTCTTGACCAAAGAGGATGACGCGCTCTTGCATCCGTGGTTTGGGCGCGTGTGGTTGAACCCGCCCTATAGCATGCCCAAGATCGAGCGATTTGTGGACAAGTTGCTGTCCGAGTTCGAGGGCGGGAACGTCATCGAGGCGATTATGCTGGTGAACAATTCATCGGATACCAAGTGGTTTCACAAGCTGCTGTCGCGGTTCCCGGCCTGCTTTACTTCGGGGCGCGTGAAGTTCTGGCACCCTGCACATAAGAGTTTTGCAGCGCGACAGGGGCAGACGCTTTTCTACCTTGGCCCCGAGTGGAAGGCAGAGATATTCTTGAGCGTCTTTTCACGGTTCGGCATTGTGGTGGGGAGACTATGACCATCAATGACCCAGATGCCTATCTGAAAGGCATCTGGGATTGGGGCATCTTAGACGGCTGCTTCGGTACGAGCAGAATTGAGCCGACCGACATCGACGGCTGGGTGGAACACAAGGGCCAATTTCTGGTTCTGGAAGCAAAGGGTCCTGGTGTGCAGATTAAAGAAGGCCAGCAGATCAGCATTGAGGCTATGCGAGAGACCGGCCTATTCACCGTTATCGTCGTTTGGGGCGAACAGAACCAGCCCCAGCGTTTGTTGGTGTTCACGAAGCAACATGAGTACCCATACGATAATGCGGATCTTCAGACATTTCGCAACGTCGTGCGATGGTGGTATGACCGCGTGCATAATGGCACGCCCTGATAGCAGGATAGGATCAGTGACTCCAAGGAAGGACAACGGACAATTCGCCAAGGGACACTCGGGCAACCCGAACGGTCGTCCCAAGCGCAGCACAGAGGAGAAGTACCTCACTGCGCTCTCTCGCCACGTCACGCTGAAGGACTGGGCCACCATTGTGAACACGGCAGTGGCCCGCGCCAAGGCCGGCGATTCTACCGCCCGCCAGTGGTTGAGCGACTACCTGATGGGGAAGCCGGTGCAGCGCAGCGAGATCAGCGGGCCAGGCGGGAAGGCAATAGAGGTTGACGACACTCGAGCTGAGTACCATAGTCGAGCCCTGGACACACTTGCTAGAGCCCTCGGAGGTCTGTTGGCTGAACGAGGTGATGGAGGGCAAGGCGCTGTGGATGCCGCAGAATACGCCGCAATGGATGGCGGCCCTGAGTCGAGCGGATGAGGTCTATTACGGCGGCGCGGCAGGTGGAGGCAAGAGCGATCTGCTGCTCGGCTTGGCCGCCACAGCACACGGGCATTCAATCATCTTTCGGCGGGAGCTGACCCAGCTATCCGGGCCGGCGGGCCTTATCGAGCGAAGCCGGGAGATCATCGGCACGAAGGGGCGGTACAACGGGATTGAGCATGCGTGGCGTGACCTACCCGGCAAACGGGCCTTGGAGTTCGGTGCCTGCCAGTATGACCAGGACAAGCACAAGTACCAGGGCCGGCCACACGACTTTATTGGCTTTGACGAGTTGCCCGAGTTCTTGGAGTCACAGTATCGCTTCCTGATTGGGTGGCTGCGAACGGTTGAGGAAGGCCAGCGTTGTCGGGTGATCTGTGCGGGCAACCCGCCGATGCACGCAGACGGGCAATGGGTCATTGAGTACTGGGCGCCGTGGCTGAGCGAGCATCATCCCAACCCGGCTACGCCGGGGGAGCTGCGGTGGTTCGCCATCGTGGACGGCAAGAACATCGAGGTAGATGGCCCTGAGTCCTTCGAGCACAACGGGCAGGAAATCACGCCCAGGTCGCGGACATTCATTCCGGCAAAGCTGGGTGACAACCCGTACCTGAGCGAGACGGAATACGGCACGGTCTTGAACAACCTGCCGGAGCCGCTGCGAACGCAGCTTCTCTATGGTGACTTTACCATCGGCGTGCAAGACGACCCGTGGCAGGTGATCCCTACCGAATGGGTACGACAGGCACAGCGGCGAGGCAAGGAAACAGAACGACCAGACACGCCACTTTCGGCAGTCGGCGTAGACGTGGCAAGAGGGGGCAACGACCAGACGGCCATTGCCAAGCGATATGACAACTGGTTCGCACCATTGGTCAAGGTTGATGGCCGGCAGACACCAGATGGGGAATCGGTCAAGGTGCAAGTCCTTATGGCCCTTGAGGGTGAGCAAGACGCGACGATCAACGTGGATGTCATCGGCGTTGGTTCATCGGCCTATGACTCGCTGGCCTACTACGAGTCCGAGGACAGGAAACATCTCAACGTCATGGGCGTGAACTTTGCAGAAGCAACGCATGCACGCGACCGCTCGGGGATGTTGTCCATGCGCAACGTGCGCGCCGAGGCGTACTGGGGGCTGCGCGAGGCGCTGGACCCGGTGAAGGGCGACAACTTGGCGCTTCCCGACGATCCTGAGTTGTTGGCCGACCTAGTGGCCCCACACTGGAAGCTGAGCGCGAACGGCATCCAGATCGAAAGCAAAGACGAAATCAAGGCGCGTTTGGGCCGGTCGCCTGACTGTGGCGATGCGGTGGTCCTGGCGCATTATGGCTCCTATGGTGCGTGGATGACGTTACTACAATGAGACGTACAGCATACAAAGCGGCAATCACGGGTGGGGTGTACGGGGCCAAGGCACTAACGCTCGGCGACATGGACGAGTTCATGGACTGGGCCATTGACGCGGGCGATGGGACCAAGCCGCAAGACCTATACGCCGCCGTCGCCTGGACGTTCTGGTGCGTCAACCTGCGGGCCAACAATGTTTCGCAAATCCCTTATGGCGTGTACAGCCTGACCCTGCCCGAAGGCGACGAGGACGAGGACAACGAAGAGGAGTGGCCGATCGACCTGGCACCGCTGCTGTGGGACGTGGAGGCGTGGTTGTCGCTCAAGGCGGCGGCCTACGTGTTCAAGCGGCTCGGGCGGCGATCGCAGCAGTTGGCGAAGTTGCAGGTGCTCAACGCCAACACCATGCGGGTACTCAAGTATGACGACGACGGGCCGACTGTATTCCGCCAGAAGGTGGGCATTAAGGAGCGCGACTACTCTGCCGAGCAGATCGTGTATTTCAGGACATTCAGCCCGACCACCGATATCGGCCCCGGCATCGGCGCGGGTGCGGTAGGGCAGGTGGCGGCGGCGCTGATCAAGAATGCCAATATGTGGGCGGCTTCGTTCTTTGAGAACGGGGCCATACCGGCGGTATTCCTGACCACAGAGGGTGCGGTCCCGCTAGTCGAAAAGGAGCGCATCCAGTCACGATGGGAAAAGATCCTCAAAGGCGTGGGACGGGCCTTCAAGACAACGGTACTCGAACGTGGCCTAGTGCCCACTGTCATCGGGCAGCCGGTCAAAGACCTGGCCATGCCGCAACTGGAGAGCACCAAGCGCGAGCAGATCCTTGCCGCGCACAACATCCCGCCCGGGCTGGCCGAAGCAAAGACAAACAGAGCCGAGCGGGATGCGCTGCAGTATGAGTTGTGGACGCAATCGCTCATTCCCTGGGTCCGGACGCGCATACAGCCGGTACTCAACGACCAGTTGTTCAACGAGCTGGGCCTGCGGGTGCTGTTCAAGACCAATGAGATCGAGGCGGTCCAGAAGGCAGAGATCGCCAAGGCAGAGAGCATGGCCTTCACCATCAACGGCGTGGCCCTGCCGGCCTATCAGGCGAACGTGATGTCGACGGACGAGGTGCGGTCGTGGATCGATTCGGTAGGTCGCGCAGCCAATCTGCCGCCACTTGACAAGACATTCAAGCCAGAGGAGCGCGTTGCACCGCAGCCATTCGGGGGTCCGCCGCCACAAGAGGGACCGGGCACACAGCAGCCGACGAACGAACGGGTGGATGCACGCACCCGCCCAAAAGCGCTGGCCCCGGAATGGGGCCACCATCGGATCTCTTTGCCGAGCTAGGCCGATGGAGAAGCAAGGCCGAGAAGCGCGGCAAGACAACGCACTTTAACAGCGACATCATACCCGACTGGCTGAACGCCGAGGTCGTGGCGGCGCAGGGGGCCGTGGGGCCAGAGGCGGCATTCTCATTCCTCAAGCAGACGCCCCTCGACGTGCGGATGGCAGCGGAGCGGCGCATCAAGCGCAAGGTGCAGGCCATCCTAAAGGAGCGCAAGGCGCAGGCAGCGCGGGCGATTGAACAGGACGAGCCATTCGATTATGAGGGGATGGCCGACGAGCTGCGCGCCGCTGTGCAGCCCGAGCTATCGGCGCTGATGGTGGACAACGCCCTGCGGCTGAGTGTGGAGGTGGGCATTGGCTTCGACCCGGCGATCATCAACACCGAGGCGCTGCGCTGGGCGCGCGAGTATACCTATGATCTCGTGCGCGGGCTGACCGACACGACGCGCCGCCAGTTGCAAGAGGCGATGACATCCTTCGTGCAGACGCCGGGGATGACGATCGGGGACATCGAATCGCTGATCGAGCCGGCATTCGGCCCGGTGCGCGCGGAGATGATTGCCGAGACAGAAGTCACGCGGGCATATAGCGAATCGACGAACGAGCTGCAGAGGCTGATCCAACAGGAAGTGCCAGAGCTGGAGGTGACGAGGATTTTTAGGACCATGGCGGACGAGCTCGTGTGTGACCTGTGCGGTCCTCTTGAGGGCGCGCCGGAAAGTGTGTGGGCGGCACAGTATCCGAGTGGACCACCACTTCATGTACGTTGCAGATGCGAGGAGCAGCTATCATTCCGGTCGCAGGAGGCGCTGCAGGCCGACTACGGGACGCGCCAAGCAGAGCGAGAGGCATACTTGAGAGAGCAGGGATTGTGGGTGGAACCTAATGTCTGAAGGCATTGACACGACCGGTCTAGACAAGCTACAGCGGGCCATCAACGAGCTGCACGGCCCTGCGCTATTGCGCTTCAAGGGGCGGGCCACGTACTTTGTTGCCGTTGCACTCAAGGAGATGTTCAAGGTGCGCCCCTATGGCGTCCATTCGCCCGTCAAGTGGGCCAGTCGCAAGCAGCAGGCATTCTATCATTGGATGCGGCGCAAGGCCGGCCTGCCGCTCAAGTACAGCCGTGGCAGCGATCCGATGAGCCAACGCTCGGGTGCAAGCTGGGGCATCTCGCGCCAGGCAGAGAGCGCCACGCTGGGCAACCGGGCGACTTATTCGCTCTACGTGGTGAGCAGTCAGTACCAGACCGAACAGCACAAGGCGACGGGGTGGCAGACGGACCAACAGATTGCAGATAGGGCGCTGAGCGACGGCACGATCAAGCGCATCGTGGACGCGCACATTGCGACCATCGTGCGCGAGGCGTTCAGGGGGTTATGATGGACCGCGAGTTCTGGCTACAGTTTCGCCAAGCGCTGCTGATGATGGTGGACATCATCGAGCGGTTCAAGCTGCCGGAGCTGCCGAGGACGAGCGAGTTGAGGAAAGAGGCGAAGAGGCAACCCTGAAAGGAGTGCTGAGATGGCGAAAATTGAACGGCTAAGCTGGGCATGGGCTGAACACGTCTTTCTTGATCCAGACAGATTTCCCGATGATGAAAGTGCAATGATTCGGGCCAAGTACCGAGTCGAGGGTCAGGATGAAGTGCTCATCGTTTTGGCGCACTGGTCAGAGCCCGTGCGGAATGTGACAGTCGAGGCAATGATGCTTGAGAAAATGGATGAAGAGGCACAGTGGGCCGCCGACCATCCAGATGAAGGGATACACGGGCATCTAGTCTGCGACTGACAACCTAACTGGCAGTCTACACCGTAGAACGCCGCTACTCTGTGCGAGTCTCACGACCGCACGGGCTAGCGGCGTTTCGCGTTTTGGGAGGGCAACATGCCAAACCCGGCAAAGTACGACAACCAAAAGGACTGGATGGCGGCCTGCGTGCCGACGCGCATTGACGAGGGCGACAAGCAGGACCAGGCCGTGGCCGTGTGCCTATCCATGTGGCGCAAACACACCGGGGAGCCAGAGCCGAAGGGCAAGGCGGTCGTGAGCTTGGAACAGCAGCAGCGCAGGATCTGGGAAGCGTGGAGCGCCACGCATAGGGGCGGCAGTGATGCACCTGCAACGGCAGAGGAGGGCTATGTTGTCGAGACCTTCGATGCCTATGTCATCGTCCATAGCCAAGGCACCTATTGGAAAGTGGGCTATTCGGACGATGGCGAGACTGTGACATTCGCACCACAGGACAAGTGGCGCAAGGTCGAACAGTCATCCCGCTGGGTGCCGGCCAAGAACGCCCTCAAGGCCATCTCGCGCACCGACGATGAGCTGCGCGTGGGCAACTACATTGTGCTATTCGGCGGGCGCGACCTGGAGGGCATCGCCAGCGAGAACAAGAACCAGGACGGCTCGCTTGGCGAGTTCTTCACGGCAGAGACAGACTTGGAGAGCGCCTACACCAAGGCCGGCATGCTCTACGTTGATTGGGAGCACGGGCACGGCAAGGAGCTAGATGGCGTCGACGCGCCCGGAGAGGACGATGTGCTGGGCGTGGTGGATTGGGCCACGGCGAAAGCGGATACGCGCGGCGTGTGGGTGGAGCGCGCACTCAAGCGGCGCAGCGAGTACGTGAAGTTCTTGGAGGAGCTGATCGACGCAGGGCTGATCGGCACCAGCTCGCAAGCTGTGCCAGATGGCATCCGCAAGGGGAAGGGCGGGCAGATCGCCCGCTGGCCCCTGAAGCGGGACACACTCACCTTCCAGCCGATGGAACCGCGCATGATGAAAGAGTACGGTGAGAACCACATACAGGCGTTCAAGGCGCTGGGCATTCCGGTGCCTGACGATACAGCAAACGACTCGACACCTCCAGAGGCAGAGCCAGAGGCCGACACGTCGGCGGCGTCTGCGGCGGGGCAGGGGCGGATGCGCATGCAACTTCTCAAAAACAGACTGACTATGGAGGGATAGCAATGAACATCGAACAGATGAAGGCGCTGGCCGATGCCAAGGCACAGGAGGCTCTCGACGCTTGGAGCGCGGAACCTCTCGACGAGGCAACGGCCAAGGCGCTCGATGCCGAGGCTGTGAAGCTCGGCGAACGCCTGGGGCGCATGAAGGCGCTGCTGACCATCAAGACAGCGGCGGCCGAGGAAGACAAGCCGGAACCGGGCGGCATCGTGGTTGTCGAGGACGAAACCGACAAGAAGGCCAAGGGCAAGGCCGGAAAGTGGTCCTTTGGCGAGTTCCTGATCGCCGTCTCGAAGGATGAACGCGAGATCCAGTCCTACAAGTCTACGGATCCGGCGACCGAGTATGGCTACGACATGGGCAAGGCCGTCGGCGAGAAGGCCATCGGTTCGCTTACCCAGGCCAAGGCAATCACCGGCCTGAGCGAGACCGTGCCGGCAGACGGCGGCTTCCTGGTCGGCGTGGACCATAACGCCAGCCTTATGAGCCGCGTGTACAACGTGGGCGATCTGCTGCGGCGCGTGGACATGGTAGGCATCGGAGCCGGCAGCAACGGCATGACCTTCAATGCCGAGGCGGAGACGAGCCGTGCAAACGGCGCTCGCCGTGGCGGCATCCTTGCTCACTGGGCGTGTGAGGCGGCGGACAAGACGCCCACTCACCCGACCTTCAGGCGGCTAGAGCTGAACCTGAACAAGGTCATCGGGTTGGTGTATGCCACCGATGAGCTGCTGCAGGATGCAACCGCGCTCGAGGGCTGGATCATGAGCAACTTGCCGGAGGAGCTGCGCTTTGTCGTGGAGGACGCGATCATCAACGGGCCGGGCGGCGGCATGCCGCAAGGCATCCTCGGCTCCCCGTGCTTGATCCCACAGCCTGCGGAACCCGCGCAGGCGATCACGACCATCGTGAGCGAGAACATCATCAATATGTGGTCGAGGCGCTGGGCAGGTGCGCGGGACTATGTGTGGCTGATCCATCAGGACTGCACGCCGCAGTTGCACCAGATGAACCTGGGCGTGGGCGCTGGTGGGATGCTGACCTATATGCCGCCTGGTGGACTGTCGGGCCTGCCCTATGGCACGCTCTACGGCCGGCCCGTTCTCGAAACGGAGTATGCACAGACGCTCGGCACCACGGGCGACATCATCCTGGCGAGCCTGCGCGAGTACCAGATGATCGAGAAGGGTGGCATGCAGTCGGCCAGCTCGATCCACGTCCGGTTCACGAACGACGAGACGGTGTTCCGCTTCGTCTATCGCTGCGACGGGGAGCCGAAGTGGAACGCGCCGCTCACGCCGCACCACGGTCTGACCACCGTGTCGCCGTTTGTCTCGTTGGCCGGGCGGCCATAAGGGAGGCATAGAATGTATACACTCGAACAGTTCCACTGGGTTCCGGTCGTCTATCCCGCCCTCGCCTTCATGGGGGGCGGGGCGAGCACGGACATCGTGAGGTGTGAGAGCGCGGTCGGCGTCCTGTTCCAGATCACCAAGGGCGTGGGCTTGGCTGGCACGAGCGTTGTTACCATCCAGGCTTGCAGCACTGTTGGGCCTGGCGCAGTTGCCGCCGTCGCTTTCATGCACCGGGTCAGCACCACGCCCGATATCTGGGGCGCGTGGATACAGGATCTCGCGGCGGGCTTCACCACCACGGCGGGGAGCAACCAGATGTACCAGGTGTTTGTCCCCGCTGCCAATCTCGCGGCGGTTGGGTACGCCTATGTGCGGCTGACCTGGGCCGCAGCGGTGGTTGGGGATGTCGCCGGTTGCATCAACGCAGCCGTCGTCCAGCCGCGTTACCAGCCCGTGCCGGCAACGCTGTTGACCTAGTAGTAGCAACATCAGATTCGCTTGGGGGGCGGGTGCAGTCCCGGCCCGCCTCCTCTATGGCCCAACAATGGTTAGAACCCAGGATGGGCAAGGAGAATCGCAATGTCTGGAAGTGCGACACAAAGAACGGCGCTGTTCAGCCGGCAGCAGGTCGGCGGCGCCTGGACGATCGACGACTATCAGGAACACCCCGGCGACTTGTGGTTCGTGGACTCGACGCACACCCGGGCGGTAAATGCTGTAGGAGTGGGAAGAGACCCAGACCACCCGTTTGCCACCATCCACTACGCGAACACGCAGGCCACGGACAACAACGGCGACGTGATCTATGTCGCTCCGGGCCACACAGAGACGATCGCTACCGCAGGGGCCATCACACTCGACAAGAAGGGACTCAAGGTCATCGGCCTGGGCATCGGAGATGACCGGCCCACGCTGACCTGGACGGCTGTGGATGCCACGCTCGCCATCGACGACTGCGACATCCTGATGAAGAACTTCAAGTTCGTTCAGGGTATCGATGCGATTGTCGTGATGGTCGACGTGAACGGCGACGACATTACGCTGGAAGACATCGAATGGCCAGAGCCAGCAGCAGCGCAGGCCGTGTCGTTCGTCGACGTCGACGGCGGCGGGGCGAACGCTTGCGACAACTTCAAGATGATCCGCTGCCGGGCCATCCAGCACACGGCAGGCGCGGATCAGGTCGTGGACATCGCAGTGGTACAGGACGGCACTCAGATCCTCGACTGCGTGATGGATGTGGATTGCGAGAACGCCTGTGTCTACAGCCCGGCTGTCCACACCGACTGCGTGATTGCGGGAAACAAACTGCACAACCGGCAGGCCGGCGACCACGCTATCGAGTTCTCAGCAGCAGCGACCGGGTTCATCGTCGACAACCGGCTGGCCGGTGACACCAGCGGGACCATCCTCGACCCTGGCGAGTGCCGCTGCGCGGGCAACATCGAGACCACGGCCATCGACTCACCGGGATACCCGACGCCTGTAGCCATCGTGGACAACGCGGGCAACATCCTGGGCGCGAACAGCGCGGACAACACGTTTGACTCCACTGCCGTGGTCGCCAATGCAAACGGGTCAATCGTCGAGCGCTTGGAGCAGGTGCAAGTCACCCAGGAGCGGTGCATCGTCAAGGCAGATGGCGCGGTGCTGGGTGCCGCGGACGACCTGTTCACCATCACCGGCGGACCGATCATGGTGACCAATCTCGTTGGCATCGTGACGACCCAGATCGGCGCCGGCCTATCGACCTGTCAGATCGTCGAGGCGGTGACCGCGCCGGCAGCCAATGTGAACCTGTCCACGGCGGTAGACATCGACGGCGACTTGGTAGGTGGGTCCTATACCTTCACTGCCGTGGCGCTGCCTGTTTTGACTCCGACCCCGGCGGGCGCGTTGCCGCTCGTGCCGGAAGTCAAGTGGCTATGTCCCATCGGGACCATCAACGCAACGACCAGTGCGGCACGGGATGGGGTCATCGCTTGGTACATTACCTATAAGCCCCTATCACCGGCATCCGTCGTCGTGGCGGCATAGGAGGAATGAAATGAGCATACTCACAAAGTCAGTTCACGACGCCTATGTCCTCTACGATGCGGAACACACGCACCGCTGGTACGATGCATGGGGTCCGGGCGTGGTCAAGTACAGCCTGAACCCGGCGGCCGTCCCGACGGACAACACGACGGGCATGCCGACCGAGTACACGAACACGCTGGTCGGCGCCTCCACGTTTGCAGTCGCGGACGTGGCCGGCGGCGCCGTGCTCCTGACCACGGCGGCAGCCAACAACGACGGGGTAAAGTTGCAACTGGGGTCCGAGCAAGGCACGGCTGGCGAGAACATCAGCTTTGTCGCCGACTATCCTTGCTACTTCGGCATCCAGTTCTCCACCACCGACGTGACCAACTCGGACGTGCTCGCAGGCTTCTCTGCGACAGACACGACCTGCCTCGACGCGGCAGACACGGCGATCTACTTCCGCAACATCGACACGGTAGACACGCTGTACTTCGTGCTGGAACAGGACGCGGTAGAGAGTGTGACGGCAGTGGCGACGCTGGTAGATGCGGTCAATATCCGCTGTGAGTTTCTGTACGAGGCGCATAACGTCTATGTGTACGTCAACGACGTGCTGATGGCGACCATCGCCGACACCGACGCGAACTTTCCGAACGACGAGCTGATGCGGCTCACCCTGGAGTTCCTGACCGGGGCAGCCGGCGGTGCGCTCGGCCTGACGGTGCGCGAACTGCGGTTCATCCAGATCCAGCGATAGGCTATCGGGGCGGACGCCCGTGGTCCGCCCCCACTTTAGGAGACGAACATGGCACTACGAGTAGACGACGTTGCAGAAGTCATCCTGCCCATCGACACGGCGGCCTACGCTGCCGGCGACCTGATGTCCCTGGCGACGGAGGTGGAACGCGTGTGCGTGCAGAATCACCCGTCCTACCTCGTCAGCCTGACCTTGCTCGACTACGACGACCAGGGCGGGGATATCGATCTGCTGGTCTTCCGCACCCACCCCGGTGTTCTGGGCGTGGTCAACGCGCCGATCGCGATCACGAACGCGCAGGCACAGGAGATCCTATGCTGCGTGTTGGTGAGGGCGGCTGACTATATCGACCTCGGCGCACAGCGGCTCGCGCAGCCCGAGTTCTACGCGCGCAAGGTGCGACCTGCAGATGGGCAAACGTCGCTGTGGGTGGCGGCGGTGTGCCGGACCGGCCAAGTCACCTATCCCAGCGGCAGGCTGCTGCTCAAGGTCGGCGTGGCCAAGGAAGAGTAGCCATGCGGCGAATGATCCGAAATCTGGCGGTGCTGTTCCGGCGCGGGGTCATCCGTTGGCTCTTGCGTGACGAGTTCTCTGACACCCGTGCCGCCGGCGCGGTCAACGGGACGCCCGCCACGCCTGGGCCGGGAACGCGGACGGTGACGGATACAGGGAATGTATTGTCTGTTGGTGGCGGGCTGATAACGTGTGCTCTCCCCACTGGCATCGGTGATCCGCGTTACTTTCTGGATGCTTTAGCCCGCGCCGCTGGAATGGTAGGAATTGCCAGACGTTTCAATGGAGCCAGCCGCTTGTATTTCGGATTTGATGATGGTGTTGACGGTGTGCCAGTGCGAAACGCCTTCTATCAGCAAATCACCGACCTTCTTGTATATCCCGGCAGCGTTACGGTGGCAGGGGCAGTCCTGTCAACTGACTATGACCTAGCCATCGTCCTTCGTACTACAGGAGCTTACTATTTCATCAGGGGCGGCACATTTGCAGCGTGGACACTGCTGTGGATCGATAGCACGATGGCTGATGCAACGGTCTATGTGGGCGTGGGTTGGCGAACGGCACTCGGCACGGTAGATGCCATCCGCGTCCCCGACGCCCTGTGGCTGCCGATGCCCTTGGCCTACGACATCTTCGCGCGGGCAGACGGCGCGCTGGGCAGCAGTGAGATATGGGGGCCGGACAATCAGATCGTAACGGCGCGGGTATGGAATAACCGCGTTGGCACGACGCTAGTGGCCACCACTGCAGCACAGGCATCGGCATTGGTAGGCGGCGTCGCCATCGCCACGGTGAACACGGGAACGGTGAACGCCATCACCGGCGCGACGCTGACGCGTGCGGGCAACGAGGTCGGCGTGGTGTTGCGCTACGTGGACGCCGATAACTACATCCGTGCCATCCACGACGGGACGAACTGCAAGTTGGTCAAGCGCGTGGCGGCGGCAGAGACGGACGTGATCTCGGCAGTCGTGGCGCTGGGGGCGGGTGCAATCCGCGTCATCCCCGATGGCACGACATTCATGCTCTATCTGAACAACGCTCAGGTCGGGGCCACGTCCACCATCAACGACGCGGTCTTGCAGGTGGGGACGCAGCAAGGACTCTGGTCGTCCAATGTGGGAAATACCCAGGACCGCTTCACGGTCTTTGCCCGTGGCTCGAATGGGGAGTACGCCGCGCTCAACAAGTGGAGTTTCTAGATGAAGTGTTTTGCTCTAGTCAGGATGAACGATGGACAACCAGACCTCCCCCCGGCAGCACAGGGCCGCGTCAACTGGACGCTGTGCGACCGCATAGGCGGGACGGGATGGGGAGCATACCTCGTGGCGGCGACAGGGCCGGACCTCAAGGCGCTGGACGAACAGTGGAATGGCTTCATCGGCATCGTCGCTGTGACCGAGGGCGGGGACAACGTGCACTGGGGCGAGCTAGAGAATCCGTGTGCGGATGCGGTACGGGCGCGGCTCAACACCTATCTGAGCAACCACGGCTATCCGTCCATCCCGGACAAGTGGACCAACCGCCAGGTGGTGCGCGAGATTTACGAGCGGGCCAACGCGCGTTTCGACTTCCGCGCCATCGACATCATGGATGTGGCATAGGAGCAGGGCATGAGCTATATTTCGATCGGCGAGCTGCGTGACTATCTCGACCTGGAGGACACCGACACCTACACCCCGGCGTTCGGCGCGGATACGCTGACCCTGGCGTCCGTCCCGTTCCGTAACACGCTCAAGACGGGGACAGAAGTCACGGTGGCATCGTCCACAGCCGACCCGCCCGCGCCGCTGGTTACGGGGACGGTATACTATGTCATCCTGGGCGCCGACCAGGTGATCCAGCTCGCCACGACCAGCGCCCTGGCTGCTGTACCCACGCCCATCGTCCTGACCGACGACGGGACGGGGACGCATAGCATCACCCGAGAGGACGCGGACACGGCGCTGCTCACCGACGCCATCAGCGCGGCGCAGACCTATATCGAGTCGCAGACGAACCGCGTCTTCGAGGCAGCGACCGCGACGCGCCACTATCTGCACCAATCCATCGACCCGTGGGACTCGGCGCTGCTGCACGTGGACCACGACCTGCTGACCGTGACCACGCTGGCCAACGGCGACGGCAAGGGGAGTGACACCTACATCCCAGCGGTTGCCCCCGCCAACACGCTGACGCTGGCTACTGCCAGCATCTACGCCACGCTGCAAACAGGAACGCCGGCGGCGGTAGCATCGACGACCAACGACCCGCCGGCACCGCTGGTGGAGGGGACGACCTACTATGTCATCCTCACCGGGTCTCCGGTGATCCAGCTCGCCGCGACCGGGGCGCTTGCTATCGCAGGGACGGCCATCGCCTTGACCGGTGCTGGCACGGGCACACATACCATCACGTTCGGCGGGACACTGATCTCGAACACGAATTACTGGCTGGTGCCGTTCAATCTGGGGCCGCCTTACTACGCCATCCAGCTCAAGAAGAACACGGGGGTGTACTGGGAGTTCGACACCGACTATCGCGTCGGAGTGACCGGGACGTGGGGCTTCAGCGCGACGGCGCCGGGCGATATCAAGATGGCGTGCCTGCACCTGGCGGCGTTCTACTACAGGAAGGCAAGCGCCCAGGTATTCGACGTGACCGCCATTCCCGACGCCGGGGTGATCACCATCCCGCAGGGCGTCCCGGCGACGGTGACGCGCATCATCGACAGGTACAAGAGGTACTTGTGACCACTTACCGCAGCTTTGTGGATGCACTGGAGGCGCTGGTCGTCGTCGGCGTGGTGCGGCGCTACACCAGCGGCCCGCCTTCCGGGGCACCGGGCACCGCCGACGTCCCCGCGCAGTACGTGCGCTATCCAGGAGGCGAGGAGCGGGCGCTGGTATTCGGCGAAGGGGGCGGTGTTGGCACGCTGCGCGCCGAGCTGATGGTCCTGGTCGAGCCCGTGGCGGGGAGCACGCACCCGCGCAACTTCGACGCGACGGTGGACATGATGGACAACGTGGCGGCGGCGCTGCGCGGGGCACCATGCTCGATTGGGGGCAAGTTGAGCTGGTCAGTGCGCCAAGTCATCGACACGGTGGCAGGCACGGACTACTGGGCTGTTTTGGCGTCGGTAGAGGGACACTGATAACGCATCCCGAAAGGAGAGCGAAAATGGCAAGAGCATGGGACGTAGCAAAGGCTGATGGCCTCGTGGAGAAGGTGTGTAAGCCGCTCGGCATTGACCCAAGTCTGGCGCGTCGCGTCGTGATCGACCTGAAGTATGATGATCCGGTTGTCGTCTATGTCGAGCTTCTTGGCAGCGTCGAATTGCTAGACGTGGACTGGGATGACATCTTCGGCGACGTGAAGGTGGTCAAGCTGGAGCCACCCGCATGAAAATCCCGACCCATAGGGCAGAACGATGAGACCAGCCATCAGGCACTTCGTCGACGTCGTGGCGCGGACCCTGCCGATCGGGGAGCCGATCTATGAGTTCGGCAGCTACCGGGTGAAGGGACAGGAGGAGTTGGCCGACCTACGCCCGCTCTTTCCCGGCAAAGAGTACGTGGGCTGCGACATGCGGCCCGGGTTGGGCGTGGATTGCATACTCGACCTGCACGACATCGACCTGCCGGACGACACGGCGGGCACGGTGCTGTGCCTGGAGACGATCGAACACGTCGAGTTCTGCCACCAGGCGCTCAGGGAGATGCATCGCATCCTGAAGCTGGGCGGCATCTGCGTGCTGTCCTCGGCGATGGCCTTCCCGATCCACGAGTACCCGCAGGATTACTGGCGGTTCACACCCGCGGGATTCGGAAGCCTGCTCAGACCATTCGAGACGCGGTACATCGGTTACATCGGAAATGAGCATTTCCCGCACACTATCCTCGGGCTCGGTGCCAAGGGAAACGTGGACTGGGGGCCGTTCCGAGCAGCATGGAAGGCGGCATAGAGAAGGAGACAGAACGCATGAAAATAGCAGTCTGTACGCCAAGGTGTGGACCGCCGTCGTGGCACTATCACGACAGCATGGTGGTTTGGCAAATCTACCACTATGGGAAGCACCCGGACATCGGGACGATCCACATGCATCCATCGCGCGAGCTGCCCATCGACGTGGCGCGGACCCTGCTCGTCGAACAGTTCCTGAAGACCAGCGCAGACTATATGTGGCTCCTCGACCAGGACGCAAAGTGGCTCCCCGAGACGCTGGACCGCC